AAGGAATCGCATGGGCGAAGCGCACGTTTGATAAGTATCCAAGTGCTTACGCTAATATGGCGGCATCTAAATACTGTAAAGATCCTAACTACGGAAAAGGTAAGAAGAGATCTAAATTAACAATCAAACGTAAGAAGAACCGTGGGTGAACTAGCAAAGTGGCGTAAGCAAGACTGGGTCCGAGTAGGAACCGATGGTAAAATCAAAGGCGCTTGTGGAACCTCAAAGAACAAAAAGAACCCCGATAGATGTCTTCCAAGATCAAAAGCCAACAGCCTATCAATCTCTCAGCGAGCTGCGACAGCGCGAAAGAAGAAACGTGCAGGAGCCAAGGGCAAACAGTTTGTTGCCAACACCCCTGCTGCACGTGTAAAGCTGCGTTTAAAGAAGAAGTAGCTCTGGGAGATGTTATTCAAATAGACTTCCTCGACCACGTGCAAGATGCAACCGATGGTCCCCTTGAATGCTCAGTCTATGGTTCACTTACGGACATAGGCGATAACTACCTTACTGTTACCTCATGGCACGGCTGTGAAGATAACACAACAACTTTCACCATTATTACAAGCTGCATAAGTAGCTTGGTGGTGTTTAAACCAAACGTCATCATAAAGATAGACTCCCCCGAGGCCGACGATGAGACCCACTGCGGTGGACAATCAATAGCTCCGAACCCGGTTACGGACACATCCGAATGAGGACAACCTTAACAACAACTAAAGAAAACCAAATATTATGGCTAACGGAGATACATCCGCGTCCCGATTGGGACAAGTTAATGCGGGCGGAGCAGTTAATGAATTGTTCCTTAGGGTGTTCTCAGGAGAAATCCTGACCACCTTCGAAGAGTTCAACGTGATGAAAGACCTTCACACGGTTCGGACTATATCCAACGGTAAGTCTGCTCAGTTCCCTGTAACTGGCATTGCTACCGCTAAATACCACACCCCAGGCGAAAACATTGCTGATGCCGAGAACAGCTACCTCAGTACTATTAAACACGCTGAGAAACTTATCAGCATTGATGATGTCCTGCTTGCTTCAACCTTCATCGCAAACATTGATGAGCTTAAGAACCACTACGATGTCCGCAGCATTTATGCTCAGGAACTCGGTAAGGCTCTTGCCAAGCGTTTCGATGTGGCAACCATGAAGACCCTTACGGCTGCTGCTCGTTCGGCTGCGACTATCACTGGCGGTAAAGCTGGTATCGCAATCGATGGAGGCGAGCCGGGTGTCTTCAATGGAACTGTGATTCAAGCCAAGCTCTTTGAGGCTGCTCAGAAGCTTGACGAGAACGACATCCCTAACGATGGAAAGCGTTTCGCTATCCTTAAGCCAGCCGATTACTACACATTGCTTGCCTCTGGTGAAGAGGTTATCAACCGTGACTTCGGTGGTCGTGGTGATGTTGCTACTGGTCGCATCCCAATGGTTGCTGGTATTAACATCTACAAGAGCAATCACCTTGTTGACGTAGCTGTCTCAGGCAGCGCACAAGATCAGAACGACCAAGTCGCTGGCGTTCAGAACGACGTGTTTGGCTCTGGTGGAACTGGATACAACGCCGCTATGGACAAGACTCAGATCATCGGTGGACACCCATCGGCGATTGGAACTGTCAAGCTCCTTGACCTTGCTACCGAAAGCGACTACAAGGTCGAACTCCAAGGAAGCCTGTTCGTAGCTAAGTATGCTATGGGCCACGGTGTCCTTCGCCCCGAAGCTGCCTTTGAAATCAAAGACGCTGACTAATACCCCCTAATAACCCCAACGGTCGCACTCCTTTCTTTAATGATGGGGGTGCGACCTTTTCCTTTTCCCACTTACTATGGCTACCCTTACCTCCAAACTTGACGCTGTTAACACCATGCTCGGTTACGTTACCGAAGCACCTGTAAACTCTATTGCTAACACTACTGCTTTGCCGCCATCTGCTGCACTGGCTAAGGGTGTTATTGACGAAGTGTCACGTGAGGTTCAACAAGATGGGTGGCACTTTAACACAGCCCAAGACTACAAGTTGGAAGCCAATGCCTCCAATAAGTTTGTGTTACCTGACAACGTCCTTCAAGTGGACACAGTTGACACCACCTACGATGTAGTCCAACGAGGCACCACATTGTTTGACCGTAAGAACTACACTGATGTATTCACTGAAGACGAGCTTAAGGTTAACATAACATTTTTACTTGAATACGAAGAGCTACCAGAACAGGCTCGACGTTACATTGCCCTCAAAGCATCCCGGATGTTTGCTAACAGACTTGTTGGCTCCCGTGAGATTGAGGCACTTATTTACCGTGATGAGATTCGCGCCAAGGCAGCTATGGAAGAAGCTGAAGGTAACAACTCTGATCGAACAATCTTTGACAACTACGACACTGCTACACGTATCGGCATCAACCGCCGCATTGACCTTGCTTAAACGATGGCTAACATAACAACTACCGTTCCTAACCTCATCCAAGGGGTCAGCCAACAGTCACCCCAAGTGCGCCTAGCTGGTCAATGTGAGGAACAGATCAACGGTCTTTCCACCGTCACCAAAGGACTCACTAAGCGTCCTCCGGCACGGCTCATAGACAACCTAGGGGCTGTAGCTCTTGAGGGTGACTTCCTGCACTTCATCAACCGGAGTGAGACTGAAAGGTATGTTGTTACTATTGAGCATCGGACCACAGGTGACGGCTCAGGTGTTATCAGGGTGTTTAACCTAGAGACCGGAGACGAAGCGTCCATTACCGCCGGAGATGTAACATATGCCAACGGTTACCAAGTCAGTGGTGATTATCTTAAACTCGCAACAGCTAACAAATCCCACGAACAGCTTAAAGCTCTTACCATAGGGGACAGCACGTTCCTTCTTAACACTGATGTTACTGTAGCTAAGACAGACGAGAAGTCCGAACCCCTTGATTCATCCCGTGCCTTAGTGTTTGTTAAACAAGGCGACTTCGGTAAGAAGTATGGTCTTAAGTTTAGAGACAAAGGAACCTTTAGTGGCGGTGGTGCAACCTTTACTGTTACTTGGTCAGAGGCACGCACTGGTTCAAGAAATAATAAATACATCTATCAAATAAACACTATTAGTGTTAATAACGGTGGGTCCGGTTACGAAGGTGATGAGCCTACGATTGAGTTCCCAAAAGCAGTAGAATGGCAGACGCGTCCTGAGTTTTCTCTTACGATACAATCAGGGGTGGTTACAGGTGTGAACCTTCTCCATAAAGGGTTAAGCGTAATGTACGACACTTCACAAAGCTTTGCGGACCCATCAACACTTCCTGCGTCTCCTGCTTTTGATGAAGTATTTGTTACATCTAAGAAAGCACAAACAAGCAGCGAGGCGGCTGATACGACGCGAATTGCAACAGGGCTTTCTCTCGCTCTTCAAGGGACTAATTCAAGTAGTCCTCCTGATGATTATGTTGAACCGGAATCTACAGGAGTTACGCAGTTTGACGCTGATGTTACCGACGCTTACACCTCAAAGGACAAAGACGGCTCTATCCTCATTAACGAAAACAACGGCCAAGACTTCTTCCTTGAAGCATTCGATGGTCTCGCTGGTTCCGGCCTAGGACTCGTCCACAAAGAAGTCGATGCCCTTTCGGATCTCCCTGTGCGTGCGCCTGATGGTTTCCGGGTTGCTGTGCGTGGTTCTGCTGACGCGAACGAGGACGACTACTATCTCCGCTTTGAGACTAACGACGGTCAATCCTTTGGTGAAGGAGGCTGGGTAGAAGACGTAGGACCAGACCTCGACATCGCTCTCGACCCCAACACTCTTCCCCTTCAGCTTGTTAACACCGGGGTAAACACCTTTACAGTTAACACTACCGGGTGGGCCAAGCGTAAGTCAGGGGACGACGAGACCAACCCATTTCCATCCTTTGTCGGCAAGAAGCTTAACAACTTTGTCTTCTTTAAGAACCGCCTAGGATTCATCTATGAGGACTCTGTGGTGCTTTCAGAAGCCGGAGAACTCTTTAACTTCTTTAGGACCACCGTAAGGACTCTGTTGGATACCGCTCCGATTGATGTTACATCTGCAACCGCTAACGTAACAAACCTCAGAAGCAGTGTAGCCTTCCAAGAGAACCTGTTGTTATTTGCCGACCGGGGACAGTTTGTTCTTAAGGGTGATCCCTTGACCAACGAAACAATCACTCTTGAGGCTGTCACCAACTATGATGTTAACACATCCGAAGATCCCCTTGCTGTTGGCTCTTATGTCTATTTCCCATTCAAGCGTGGTAACTTCCTCGGTATGCAAGAGTATTCTCTCAATGCCACCACGGACGTTTACGACTCGGATGACATTACCACACAAATTCCAGGATACATCACCAACGGTAACATTCTTGTAACATCAGGGTCAACAGCTACCGACCTCATTGCTCTTAGCTCAGGAGGCGACACCATCTACGTCTACAAGTATTTCTTTAACGGAAGAGAGAAGGTTGTTAGCTCATGGAGCAAGTTCAAGATGCCCTTCAATGTTCTCAGCCTAGAGTTCATCAATAGCTCCCTGTTTGTTGTTGGTGACAAAGATGGCAACACCCTGTTGACTGAGATGAAGTGTGAAGAGCTACGGCTTGAGGACGACACCCTTGACGGCTTTACGATTCACCTCGACATGCTCAAGAAGACGACGTTCACTGGTAGCACAACAACCACACCCACCGACACCTTGATCGACCTCGGGTTCACTCCCGGTCCTGATGATGTTGTTGAGGTGTATGACAGCCACGGCAACCGAGTAGTTGTTAACTTTGTCAACGTCAACCAAGCAAGCATTCAGTCCTACAACCGGACGTGCTTCAGTGGTGTTCGATACAACCTAGAATACACCTTCAGTGAACCTGTGTTCAAACAAGGTAACCCACCAGTGTCCTCGGGTCTTGCCCGCATGATCCTTAGAAATGGCACCTTGTTCTTTACGGACGCTGTGGATTTCCAAGTTGAGGTAACACCAGTTGCTAGGGATAAGCGTATCTTTACCTACAGTCCTAACGTCATTAACATCACCTCGACGGACACCCTGCTTTCACAAGACGGTAAGTTGCGATTCTCGATCTTTACACAAGCCAAGGATTCGCTTATTAAGATTGTTAACTCAAGTGCATTTGCATCTAACTTCCAAGCCTGTGAATTCGAAGCCAACGTCCACACCCGTTCAACTAGAATATAATAACGTCTACCTTAGGTCAGCCCGTAAATCTGACTGTGAAGAGGTAGGCATCAACATGCGCCACATCGACAAGCTGGAATGTTTGTTAAACAGTGGGTCTGCGCCATCCGCTGCTTTATCCTTAGGGTTAAAGCAAGACTACCACACGTGGACCATATGCGCCAAAGACGACCACGCTCCCTTAGCTTGCTTTGGGATCGGTGAGCTTATCAAGGATAACACTAACTACATCTGGTTGTTAATGACCGATAGGCTGCTTCAAGTTGCGGGCTTTGAGTTTGCTAAAGCTAGTAAAGCTTGGCTTTCCTTTATTGTTAACCACTACAAACTACCATGTGTCAACCACGTCCACGTCCAAAACACCACAGCTATTCGATGGCTTAAGTGGTGTGGTGCTGAGTTCTCCGAAGATGACTCCACCGAATTCCTTTCATTCCAAATCAATCCCTCTTTATCTAAATAACAATTATGTGTGAACCTATCTCGATGGGTATAGCTAGTGCTGTATCATCCTTTGCTGGGCAACAGGCTGCGGCAAGCGCCCAAGAACAAGCTCAAGCGCAAGCCTCTGCTGCTGAACAAGTTAGAGCGCAACGTGCTAATACGTCTTTGCGACTTAGAGAAGCTCAAGAGGGAATTGCACGGTCACAACGTAAGGAGGTCGCACAGATCAAAGGCATGGAGGCTAAGTCCAAAGCCAAGCTAGTAGCACTTACAGAGTCAGGCGTAGCTGGTAGAACTCTTAACGTAGCTCTTGGTAAACTCAGGGCTGAAGAAGCACGCTACCAGTTCTCAGAGGAACGCCAGAAGGAGTTGTTACAACAACAAGCCACCTTCGGTATGCAAGAGGAAGCGTTTAGATCACGAATGAACCAACTTAGAATTAACCAGCCGATACAACAAGCGAGCCTACTCAGTGCCGGACTTACTGGCGTTCAGACAGCTTTAGGAACCGCACAGGTGATGCAAGGGGTGGATTTTAAGCTACCCGGATTTTCATCGGCGGCTGTTAAAAATACCACAGCGTCTACTTCTCCCCTTAAACAAGCTTCGTTTCAAGGAAACCCAATCACACTTCCCGAGCTTGACACGCTTTCTACCTAATCACACATGAAGAATCAAGACCTTATCAACGCTCTCCGTAACGAGGGAAGACAACCTGTAGACCTTAACTTAGGACAGGTTCCCGTCTCGCCTACTATCGGACGCATGGGTAACTACAATGTCGTCGTAAAAGGGTTCTCAACGCGGAACGCAGCAACCGAGCTTTCAGCGGCGCTTGCACAGATGCCTCAGTTTTTAGGCCAAGCCCGTAACATCCAAGAGACCGCCGGAAAACAAGCAGCCGACGAGTTAACAACAGAGCAAGTAATTGACCGAATCAACAAAGGCGACTTTGAAGCTCAAGGATTTCTTACGCAGTTTGGTAAGGATAAAGCATTTGCGGAACAGATCTACAACCGGTGGTTTAAGTCTCAGATTCGACCTGCATTGATCGAAGCATCAAGTGAGTTGGATAACAAAAGTCACGATGATCTTCTTCAGATGGGTGAGGGCGAAGCGTTCCAAGCACAGGCACAAGCTATACTCGTTAACTCATTAACAAACAACGATCCCTCTATCCTAGAAAAGATTGCTGCTAACCCGCACACCGCCAGCCTACACAACAAAGCGATGGAAGCATACATCCCAGAGTTTATAGCAAAGGCCGAGGCAACTGCAACCGCTCGTAAACTTAAGTTCACCAAAGACTCAGCTTTACAGAGTGTTACTGATGACGTGGTGAGTCTTCTTGATCAGCCCCCGATACGTGATTATAAGGCAGATAAAACGCTAACTGACATTGAAAACAAAAACAAATCTCAAAAGTATTACACCAAACAACGCAAAAAACTGGTTAACCACCACCAATCGACTCTTGATTTTGCTATGGATGCGGCAAGAACAAGCGGGCTGGAAGGCTCAGACCTAATACAAGCACGTAAAAATGCTCTGGCCGGTCTGGAGTCACGGATGGGATTTTTATTGGAACGAGAGGAGACTCAAGAGTTCGGTGCGATTCTTACCGCAATGCGAGAGGGGGTTCTGAAAATTGATGGGAAAACCTTTGGGTCATCTAAAGACGGATTGGATCTTATGACTAAGTCCGAATTCATGCTACAACGGTATGAGGACAAGCTTGAGGCGGATAACGAACGCGATGACTTCAATAAAGAAAAAACTACAACGTGGATTTTAGATAATATTGAAAGCGTCGCTGGTCCTGTTCACGATGATCGCTATTCCGCTCCAGAAGATTATGAAGACGTGATTCAAAAGTTAAACACACTTAGGGGCAGTGTTAGGGAATATGAGCAGGACACAGCCACGGGACGAGAAAAGTTGTTTTATCTTGAGCAAATTAAAGAAGAGATTGACGAACTGGAAGCCTTGAAGGATAAGCGGATTGATTATGTTACGTTTGTAGCTGACTCGCCGAAATTTGATGCTTTAGTAAGGGAAATAGGTCTTGGGGAACCTATGACCATTCAGAAAGAAATAAACCTTGGGCCACCGGAGTTAGTGCAACGAGCAGGAGAGTTTGGATTAGAACCAGAGGTTGCGTTTCTCATGCCCTCTCGCCAAGATCCCAAAACCGGTGACTACGTCCCACAACCTGACATAGATCTATTAGACGTACCTACAAAGGCTCGTGAAAATGCGCTGAAATCTGTAATTGGCCCAGAGTTTAGAGCTTACCGTAAAGGGACGCTTACATTAAATGAAGAAAAGATAGAAGAATTACAAGAGAAGTATAATAACGCCTACGTTGATGAGTTTAAAACTTTGGTCCGTGAATTGGCGCGAGAGAAGGGGTACAGTGCAACTATAGCACCTACCAAACCAGACGTAAGACTTGGCAGGGAGTCCGAGACTGTGAAAACGCGTAGGCTAGAACAAGAATTTATAGAAAAAGGCTATCCCTTGCAAGACGGTCGAATTAAATATGAAAGAGGAAGAGAGAAAAGGCGAGTAGGAAGCCAAGCTGCTGGATTTGTGGCGGCTGAGTTTGAGCAGACCATAGACACCGATAGTGCCTATAAGATGGTCTTGGACCCGGATGCGGTTAAGCAAATGCGAGAAAGTAATCTTGAAAGTGAAAGAATCGACTTCAATAACGTTTGGTTAAAGACGAAATACAGCAAACAGGCGAAAAGCGACCGAGCAAAAGCCATTAAGAATAAACCAATGTCCTTGAGGGAGCCGTCTTTGAATTGGGAAGTTCAGCAAAGCGAGGTCACCGGACTTCCAATGGAAATCCTTAGAACTGATAAAGGTTTCAGTAAGACAACCTACATGAAGGACAACGGGTTTTTTGCTTTTGACACAGAAGAGCCGTTTGAGATTGATTACGACCGAACCGGTTCATTAACAAACAAGGACGCACCTAAGAAACGAATCTTTAATGTTAATGCCGTCTACAAAGCCACAAGACTAAACGACTTTGAAGATCTAATTTTTATCGCAACGGAATACGGACACGCTCCAGAAGGGGCCAACGTTCAGTCACCAGAGATTCAATCATTTCTGAATAAACAAAAAGTTTTGGTTAACAAATACGGGTTTATGGATTTCCGACCGCGTGAAACAAGAAAACCTTTTGAACCACCTAAAGAGAAAACCTTAGAGGATTACCGAGAATTGTTTGAAAACTCAGCAATCACCGACCCTCCTAAACAAGAGAACGAAGAATAATACACATGAGTCTTTTTCCTACACAATCGTTAATGTCACAGGCGGGTTTTCTTTCCCAGATGCGACATCGCCCTGTAACATATTCAGATGTTGACCCTGACTACGGACACCTAGACCAAAGTACTCGGTTGGAGAACCAAGACGACTCAGGCTTCTTTGAAGACCTATTTATGGGTTTTGCCTCTGGTGCTGAAGGCTTCGGAAGGTCAGTTATAAGTTTAGCTGATTTTGCGCTTGGGGATGCACTACCTGATAGCTGGTCTGAAAGAACCCTAGAACGTCCTGACAGTTTAGTAGGAGGATTGGTTGAGGGAATTACTCAGTTTAGTTTAGGTTTAATTCCTGGTCTTGGAGTCGCCGGTATTCTCGGTAAGGGAGGAAAACTATTGAATGTAAGTGACAAACTTCTCAAGACTTCCAAGACACTCACAACAGGTGTTACCGCTGACTTTGTGGCCTTTGATGCACACGAAGCAAGACTCAGTGATTTCCTAGCATCCCATGATGTTACCCGTAACGCTGTCACACAATACCTAGCGTCCGACGAAACCGACGGTGAGTTTGAAGGTCGTATGAAAAATGTGCTTGAGGGAGGAGCTTTAGCCGGTGTAGCTGGTGCTCTTATCAAAGGCGTTAAAACCTTAAAGAAGGGAAGAAAACTAGATGGAAGTGAGGACGCTCTTAACGAATTCACCAAATCAGCCGACGAACTTAAAGAGACTTTGATAGAAAGCGGAATAGCAACAAGACAAGGAATAGAGATTGAAATGAACCTCAAGAAAACTTTTCCTAATGCACTACGCCGTGTCCAAGACCAACTTAATAACACACGCCTTGACCAACAAGGAGGAGGACGCACTGAGGTTGACGCAGACAGCGCCCTTCCTAAATACCCAGACTGTTAACATATTTCCAACGCACCTATATGCCTGAAGAACCTAACACAAACCCTTGCGCCATCGGCGGAAAAAAAGCTCTTTACAGTAGCTCACGTATTCTCCGAGAACTTAGCGATGCCTCTGAGTTTTCAGAAATTGATGACTTAGTAAAAAAGACGGCAGATCAGTTACAGTCCGATCAACCGAGATTCATGGAGTCCAAGGAGATTGGAGATCAAATTAGCGAAGCTATTGCAAGAGCGCAGATATATGGTGGAGATCCAGACGTTTACATACAGATTCTAAGGACCGCCGATCTCGACAACCCCGAAGTCATGGCAACCTTTAGTAACCTCATGCTAAGACAACAGGTGACCTTCCACGGTATGTCTGCGGCTAAGAATCGACAAGTGTCGC